AAGACCGGAGGCATAGGCGACTTGTACTCATCGCATTTTTTCCACAAAGCGGGGTGACTCGGCATGGCTCGTAAGTTGGTTGTGGTCACTGAGGACACGCCTGCCTCGCCGAAGCGGTCCCTGACGGTGCAGGCTGCGGCTGCGACTGGTGATCAGCGGGAGTTGTTGGTGGCGATGCGGACGCGGATTGCTGAGGCGGTTGGTGACCCGAATACGCCGGCTCGGGATTTGGCGGCGTTGTCGCGGCGGTTGTTGGAGATTGCTAAGGATTTGAAGGCGCTCGATGCTGCGGAAGAGAGCGACGACATTGGTCATGCAGCAGCAACCCCCGATGAGAAGTGGGTTGCTAACTGAGGCTCGGCATGTTGTGTTGCCTGAGGGGATCGTGTCGTCTGGTTTTCCTGCGGTGCGTGAGACGTGCCGGCGGATCGGGATTGGGTTTGATCCGTGGCAGGCGGACATGAACAAGTGCATTCTGGCGAAGGATGTCAGCGGGCTGTATGCGGCGGATACGGTGGCGTTGTCGATTTGTCGGCAGGCTGGGAAGACGTACGACATCGGTGGGTTGGTGTTCGCGGATTGCATCATCTCGCCGGGGTCTACGACGGTGTGGACTGCGCATCGGTTCAAGGTGGCGCGGGAGACGTTCACGGCGTTGAAGGGTTTGGCGTTGTCGAAGCCGATGGCGCCGCATGTGGATCCTGATGCGATTAACACCGGTGCTGGGAATGAGTCGATCGGGTTCCGGAATGGGTCGCGGATTGTGTTCGCGGCTCGCGAGCGGGGCGCGATCCGTGGCTTTTCGAAGGTGCGCAGGTTGATCTTGGATGAGGCGCAGATCCTCACTGAGGCTGCGATGGCGGATCTTGCGCCGACGATGAACCAGGCTGAGAACCCTCAGATGATTCTGATGGGGACGCCGCCGAAGCCGTCCGATCCGGGTGAGACGTTCTCGAACCTGAGGGCTGAGGCGTTGGCCGGTGGGTCTGAGGGTGTCGTTTACATTGAGTTCTCGGCGGATGATGACGCGGACTTGGATGATCCGGCGTCGTGGCGTCAGGCGAACCCGTCGTATCCGAAGCGGACACCGGCGCGTGCGATTAAGCGGCTTCGGAAGTTGCTGAGCAACGATGATGACTTCGCGCGTGAGGCGTTGGGTATTTGGGGTGGCACTGCGTCGCAGCAGGTGATCCACCGTGATACTTGGGATTTGCGGGAGGATCAGCGTTCGAAGCCGGTTGATGCGTTTGCGTTGGCGGTTGGTGTGTCTCCTGATCGGGCGTCGGCGTCTGTGGCGTTGGGTGGTTTGCGTCCGGATGGTGCTTGGCATGTTGAGTTGGACGAGCAACGCAACGGTGTTGGGTGGGTCGCTGAGTATGTGGCGGATCGGTGTCGCACGAACGCTGGTCGTATCCGCGCGGTTGTGGTGAATGGTTCGTCGCCGGCTGCGTCGGTGGTTGAGGATCTGTTGGCCCGGAAGGTCAAGGTCACGACGATGGACGCGAAGCAGGTGGCAGAGTCGTTCGGCCGGTTCTATGACGGTGTGATGGATGGCAGTGTTCGTCACACTGGTCAGGGTCAGGTGACTGCTGCTCTCGCGGTTGCGCGTAAGCGTGAGTTGGCGGGGGGGTCGGCGTGGTCGCAGAAGAACAGTGCCAGCGATATCACTCCGGTTGAGGCTTGTACGTTCGCTTTGTGGGGTGCTCAGTCCAGTAAGGTTCGTCGGCCGACGAGTGGGACATCAACTAAGTCTAGGGCGGTGGTGTTTTCGTGACTGCTGCCCTGCTGACTGTGACGCCTACGCCTCGTGTGCCCGTGTCGTTTCTTGCTGATGATGACCGGGACTTGTTGGCGTACCTGTTGGGGCGGATCGGCCGGAAACGGCACAAGAACCGGTTGCTTGCGGAGTATTACGATGCGCGGGCGTTGGTGAAGTCGTTGGCGATGGCTGTGCCGCCGGAGTTTGACCAGTTGAACACGGTGGTGGGGTGGCCTGGCACGGTTGTTGATGTGTTGAATGAGCGTCGCGTCATTGACCACATCAATGTGCCTGACTCCGTTGAGATGACGGACATCATTAACGTGGTGTGGGATGCGAACGACTTGGATTCGGAGGCTCCGCAGCTTCAGTTGTCGGAGATGATCCATGGGATCGCGTTTGTTGTGGTGGCGCGGTCTGAGGATGGTCGGACGATTGTGTTGCCGACTCCTGCGACTCGAATGACTGCCGAGTATGACCGGTCGCAGCGTCGGATCACGGCAGCGGCGTCGAATGATGACGCGTTGAGGCCTGGCGATAAGCGGCAGGCGACGTTGTACTTGCCGGATCGTACGGTGGTTGTGGAGTTGTGGGGTGACTCCAGGTACCGGGTTGTTAACGAGTACCGGAACCCGTCTGGTGTTGTGCCGGTGGAGCGGTTCGTGAACAGGCAGCGGCTGGATGCGCCGTGGGGGCGGTCTGAGATCACGCCTACGGTGATTTCGGCTACGAACCGGGGTGTTCGTACGTTGGTGGCGATGGAAGTTGCCCGTGAGGCGTTCGCGATGCCGTCGCAGTTCCTGTTCAACGTGGCGCAGGAGGCTTTCCAGGACGCTGATGGGAATCAGGCTGAGGCGTGGCAGATGTATTGGGGTCGGTTTAAGGCGTTGACGGGTGCGTTGAATGAGGATGGTGAGCCGTCGCCGCTGCAGCCGGATGTTAAGCAACTGCCTGCGTCGTCTCCTGCGACGTTGATTGACATGATCAAGATGGATTCGCAGATCATCGCTGCGGAGGCTGGTATTCCACCGTCTAACCTGGGGTTCGTCACGGATAACCCCCCTAGCGGGGATGGTATGCGGGCGTATGAAAAACGGGTCATTGACCGCGGGAAGATGCGTAACAAGGTTGATGGTGGGTCGTATAACCGGATGTGCCGGTTGATGCTCCTCGCTGAGGGTGTCCCGTTCGATCAGTTGCCGCGGGTTCAAACGATCTGGGCTGATACAGCGACGTATGCGCCGGCTGCGATCACCGATGCGGTTGTGAAGAAGGTTCAGGCGGGGATGGTCCCGGCTGATTCTGATGTTGCGCTTGAAGAGGTTGGGTATGACCGGGTTCAGGTTGAGCGGATCCAGCAAGACCGGCGGCGCAGCAACGGTTCGACCGCTTTGCGTGCGATTAGCCAGGCCGTGGCAACTGGTCAGCCGGTGGTGACCGCGGGTGGCGTTGCAGGCGTTAACGGCGCAACACAGGGCTGACCTCGCGCAACTGACAGGGTTAGCTGAGAATGATCTGCGACTGATCTGGGCTGAGTTCAACAACGCTGACCCGTTGGCTGGGCTGATGGATGTGCTGCCCGAGTTGGTTGCGGTGTACGGCTCAGCTGCTGCCGCGTTGGGTGCTGAGTGGTACGACGAGATGCGGGAGGCCGCCGAGGTCGCCGGCCGGTTCACGGGTATCGCGGCTGAGCTCCCCGACGTTGGGCGGGCTCATGCACTTGCCGGTTGGGCTGTCAACACGGGACTCACTGAGGAATCCGTGTTGGCGCTGGCTGTTGGTGGGTTGCAGCGCATTGTTGCCAACCAGGACCGTATGTCAGTCGCAGTGTCAACGATCGCGGACCCGAAGGCGGAGGGTTGGCAGCGCGCCGGCCGGGGGAAGTGCGATTTCTGTAATGTCCTGATCGGGCGTGGCGCTGTTTACTCCGAGTCCAGCGCCGACTTCGCATCCCACGACCATTGCCACTGTTATGCGGTGCCGGCGTTCGGCGGGAAGCCGCGGTTGGTGAAACCGTACGTGCCGACTACGAAGAATGTCACTGACGCGGACCGGGCCCGTGTGCGTGCTTACATAGCCGCAAACCCGCAGTAGATTCCATGCCCTAGCGCGATGCGACGGGCACAAACTGATTGGAAATAGCCGCGATGGCTGACGAAGCACCAGCAACCCCCCTGTCCGGGAACGACCCTGAGGGTGCAGCTGCCCCCCCGGAATCGGACGCTGACAAGCAGTTGGGGGAGAACGGCGAGAAGGCGTTGCGTGCGGAGCGTAAGCGCGCTGCGGACGCTGACAAGCGGGCCACTGAACTTGCTGCCCGGTTGAAGCAGTACGAGGACGCAGGCAAAACGGCTGAGCAAAAGGCAGCCGATGAGCGTGCGGCTCTTGCTAGTGAGCGTGACACCGCGACGGTGCGTGCGCTGCGTTACGAGGTGTGCGAAGAGATGGAACTGCCGTTGAAAGCGGCGCGGTTCCTGACCGGTGCCACCAAAGCTGAGATCCAGGAGGCCGCTGAGGCGTTCAAGGCTCTCGGGGTGGCGTCGAAACCCGCGACGGGTTTACCGCCTGCACCGAACGCGGGACGTGAGGCCAAGAAGGCCGGCGGTGGGGCTGCTGGGCTGGAAGAGGCCCAACGTCGGTGGCCCCAGAAAACCGCGTGACCACGAATCATTTCTGATCGTTCCTGAAAGGAGCGCCAATGAGCACCGACATTTCGGTTTCTACTGTGGCGTCTTACCAGGCGGAAAAGCGAAGCTGGCTGCTCAGCTCTCACGGGACCGAACCGGGTACGACACCATCCATCAACCTGGACGTTTCGGCGTTCACCGCGGCCACTCACTACCCGAACGGGTACCTGCTCTCGGGCATTGTGCTGGGCAAGATCACCGCCACCGGCAAGTACGGCCCGTACGTGGATGCCGCTGTGGACGTCT